AGGGACTGCCGGGTATCAGGCAGAGTTAAGGAGCGCAGGAGGGGCGAATTAACACCATCCAAAACCACTACTTGAGTAATTGAGTAGTGGTTTTTTTATGGGTGAGCCAAAATAGTTCTTGACAAATATGGTATTTCGTGAGATAATAATCAAGATAAAAAAATTAAGAGGAGAATTTTATGCTTAGAAAGACCAAGCACCCTTTTGTACCCACACCTTTTCGCGAGGTAGGTACGATATTTATCGAAACGGGGATAAGACCTGTACAGAAAAAAGGAGAAAAAGATGTCAAATGTAGTAGAGTTTCCAATTCAACCGAAAGTAGAAGTTTTAGCCGAACAGATAACCACGCTACAGGAGAGCCTGTTATCGAGGTTTGACCAGCTAACGGATCACTATGTAGCCTCAAGACAGTTAGAAACCGAATGTAATGAGCTACAGGAGCGGTATGATATGCTAGTAATGAAGTATGCTGCGGCTGTGGGAGAAGAGAATCTACCTCTAGGAATTATGGAATATTGTACTAAAGTGATAGCAAGTTTTGATGCCGATACTAGTGAGATTTCGTTTGCCTTAGAGGATGACGATGAGAAAGCACTGGCTGGGGAAGACCCTGTGGCGAGACCTAAGACGGGGGATAAAGCTGTGGACGACATAACTGAGTTCATGGATTCTATAACTAACTTTTTAAGGAAAAAGATGGATGAACTACAGTGAGCTGAGTACCAAGTATATGGTGCAAGAGTATACAGCTGACCCTACTAGGGAAACAGTTGAAAAACTAGCCGAAGAGCTAGATAAGAGTATAAAATCGGTGATAGGTAAACTCTCCAGAGAGGGAGTATATCGCCGTGAAATCTATAAAACTAAGTCAGGTGAGACCCCTGTAACCAAAGTAGAAATTGTATCAAGTATAGCAGAATCGCTGGGTCTCGACGGGGATACACTCCTTGGATTAGACAAAGCACCTAAAAACACACTTAAATTATTGGAAAAGGGTATCAATGGAGTCGTTTAATTTGTACGTCAAACTCATGGAAGAGTGCGGTGAAGTAGTAAGGGCAGCTTCTAAAGTCTTAAAGCGGGGTCGCCACGGGGTTGAGAAGCAACATTTATCAGAGGAGATCGGAGATGTGGTAGCTGTTATAGAGTTATTACAGCAGCGAGGATTGATTGATAACCCGTCTATGAAAAGAAAGCAGTTGAGAACATTAAGTAAGTACTCAAACTACTTTGACGAGAACGGTGAATGTGGCAAAAACTCCTAGACTGCTTCTTTGTAGTCGTAATCCTAATCTACTTTGGCTGTATAGCAGCAGTCTTAGTAGGTTCACTATTGAGCTTAATACTATGAATATATTTGAAGTGCTAATACTATCACTTTTCTTCCTGTTTCCAGTTGCAACCTTTATAATGGGAGTACTACTGTGATTGGATCTATACTATCAGTAATGTGGTGGATATATGTACTCATTATGTCACCAGCTATACTATTCTCTGGAGGATTCGAAGAGTTCTTCATTGGTCTATTTGCTCTAGTAATCCTACTATTGCTTCCAGCTATCTTCTACAAGTCCTAGCACAAAGCCCAATCTTCCCAAATTAACCCAAAGGAATAAGGTAAAGAGCGGGTTTTTTATCGACGGGTTGGGCATAATTAAGACGAATTCCCAGAAAGATAGTTTGTTCTTTTTATATATAGCAAAGTATTTGATTTATCCGGTGCATAACGATTTGTCGAAAGTTAATTACCGGTTATAGTAGATTGATATTGGGATTATGCTGACTCAATAGAAACTTCAATAATCTTATGGATTTGTAGATAGGAAGCTCCCTTAATTCCGCTTCCCCTACAATTGCATAAATATTTCAATCTATTCTCTTCAGCATTGGTTGTAATAATTGTCGTTTGACTTGATTACTTATCAATTTAGTGTTTATTTTATCACACTTTTTGGCATCCGTAAAGTACTATTTTTGGTTACCTATATGACTTCTCCTTGTTGAACGAGTGATAGCTAACGTAAATTAATTTCATATTTCTATGTAGGAGACGGAAAAAAGTGCTTGACAGAAATGTTAAAAGCCGATATAATAATTCCCATGAAAAAGAAATTTATAATAGACAATGTAGAAGTTAGTAGTGACACTATGGAGGAGCTTATGGCCAATGCACAAGGTTTAGCTGCGGGATTAATGACTAAGTACGATGCTAGTCCTCTCGTTATAGCCGGAACCTTTGCTGCCCTCGCCTTGCAAATCTATAGGAGTTCACTTACTCGCGAAGACTACGACAGTCTTGTAGATGCTATATCAGAACACAGAGACGAAGTAAAGACCTTTCCAGTTTTTCTGGAAGACGACATAGTAGTACACTAACTAAGGAGTATACAGTGAAAAAGCAACGACAAAAAACGCGAGCGCACTTTATTCTCTTTGAGAAGGGTACGCCTTATCGCTCCAGAAAGGAGCAGGACAGAAAGCGGAGAGATAAAAATGGCTATCAAAAGCATAGGAGATCGTATGAGTGAGATAGCCCCAGTATCACCAACCAGTACTAGTTACACCCAAACTGTGACAAGAGTGCACAATGCGGGTGGAGAAGACAATAAGAGTAGAGTAGTGGAGACAATATACGAAGTTACTCTATATACCAGTAAGGGCGGTTTACAGACCTCCACAAATTCACACCAAGTAGATTATCTAATATAGGAAAATTATGAGTAAAAGAGCGATTAGAGAGATGACACGAGATGAGACTGTCAAAAGACGTAAGCAAGGTCGTAAAGTAGTATCCCATGGAACTTATAGGGCAACACGAAAGCCTAACTCTCCGAGGGTTCTTAATGCGCGGTAGACTATATCTATTAGAGATGCAGGAAATGAAGGAAAGTGATGCTAGCGGTAGCTATCAACACAGCGACTTCTCCTACGTTGTAGGAGTATACGAATCACAGGAGTTAGCCGCCTTCGCGGCTGGCATAGAAAAGGAACGACGTCGTGTAGAGCCTTATGTAGGCATGTACACAGGCAGAGTAACAGAATTAGTAGTAAACGCAACCCCAAGTTGGGATATTGAAACATTATGGAGGTTTTTCAAATCGGAAAAGTAATGGAGTATTTAGATGAGGAATTGTATTGGTACTATAATAATTTTTATGTGCAGCTTCCCCGTGATAGCAGACGAGATGGACTGCCTAGCAAAGAACATTTACTGGGAGGCACGGAATCAACAATTGACTGGGATGTATGCGGTAGCCGAAGTCACCCTCAACAGAGTAAAGGATCGTAGGTGGCCGAACTCAGTTTGCGAAGTAGTAAAACAACGTAAACTAGTACGAAAGCAATGGATATGTCAATTCAGTTGGTTCTGTGATGGGCTAAGTGACAAACCGAGGGACGAGTACAATTGGAATGTATGTGTTACTATAGCATACATTGCACTCTCGAAGCGAGTAGCTGATACTGTGCCCTCAGACACTTATTGGTATCATAGTTATAAAGTGAAACCGTACTGGGCCTCCGCCTACCACCGCACAGCGGTAATAGGCGATCACATATTCTATTCAGACGGCTAGTACACTTGAGTAATAGCCGTGGCTAGTACACTTTCAATATCGGGAGGGAAGTATGTGTTAGGTTTCATAACCTTACCATCTTCCCTTTTTATTACTCTCCCATCTTCCCCTAATTTACTCATGTTACTCAAGTGTACTTCATTGAAGCACTCGTCTAAGTCTATTCCAAACGCATGCCCTGCTCCGTAAATCACATATAACAAGTCAGTAAGTGCGTCAGCTACTTCAACTATGTCCTTGGCCTCGATACCATCCCGAAGTTCATCAAACTCTTCTTCAATCAGGTCAACTCTGAGATTTTGTATATGCTCATCCGGAAAGACCGGGTAGATTTGTATCTCCTGATCCATCGCTTCCATAAAGTCTCCGACCAATTCGAAGTTAGTTCCCTGTAATTGTGTCATTAATATTTCCTTGTTGGTTGTGTGTCTTGAGCTTGGCGTCTGAGTTCTCTGGTCTTAGCAGCCTTCTTAGCTCTATGGCGTTCTGCAGCGGGGCCTTCATAGTACTGACGTTCTCTGTACTCGAATATTGTCTCACTACTCCTTTTCTTAAACACACGAAGTGCGCTCTCTATATTATTATTTCTAACTTTTACTTTCACGTTTGAATGGCCACCTCTTAGCCTTTAAGTATAATACTTGTTTTCTTATTGAATTCGGAGTCCGGTCAGGAAGTAGTGCATACATTTCCTCTGTTGGTATGAGATAGTAATTACTAACCAATGTGACCTTCTCTTTCTTGCTCCACGGTTTCTTTTTATAAATTCTCATGGGATTATTATACTAAAGAATAACGTTGATGTCAAGAACTATTTTTTACTGCACATTACAAAAATGTTTCTTGACATGGAAGTTCTTTTCCGATATAATATACACTTCTGAAAATAACAATAGTACGGAGATCCAGCATGGAAACTACAGTAGCAGGCTTTATAATATTTACTTTCTGTATGATAGGAAGTGGTCTTACTTGCTGGCATCTGGGAAAAAGAGTTGGAATAGAGGGCGCGGTCGACTATCTAATAGAAAAAGGAATGATAGAAGTTGACGACTGAGTGCCAAGCTAGAAACATAAAGGTTTCTACTAACTGGATAATAATATGTTTGGAATGATACAGGCGATGGGACTTGCAGTAATAGTAGGCGGAGGAGCCTTTGCGTACCATAAAGTAGTAGTAACTGAAAAGGATAATACTATTACTCAATTGCAGATGCAAATAGCGTCCCTAACTCAACAAAATGTAGCCCTTCAAACGGCTGCAGCTACCAATGAGAGTACTATTACTAGAATGGAGAAGCAGATGAAGGAGCAAGCACAAGCCTTCGCTGATCTTACCCAGAAGAATAGCTCATTGGAGAAAGATAAGACACAGTACCTTAGCATCTTTAAGAGGCACAACCTCACTAAGACTGCGAGAGCTAGGCCTGGGTACATGGAACCAAAGATTAACAGTGGGACGGCGAAGGTATTCCGTCAAGTGGAAGCAGATAGCAGGGAATTAGATGAAGCAGACGATACTAGCGACGAGTTGTCTTACGATACTACTAAGTAGTGGATGTAGTGTTCTACCTAAAATAGATTTTACACCTCCCCCGCCTGTTCAAGTAATAACAACAGAGGTGAAGTTGGATATCTACCAACCGCCCCTACCCCAAGAGATATCCATGCAGGATGTAACTTGGTTCGTTATCACCAAAGAGAACTATGAAGAGGCAGTAGAGAGAGTAGAAGAATTATTAGGTGGAGACTTCGTAGTTATAGCTCTCACTCCCACAGGATATGAGAGTATGGCTTATAACCTTCAAGAAATTCGTAGGTTCATAAGGCAGCAAAAAGAAATAATTCTGTATTACAGAGCTGCTACAGATGCAGCAGACGATGCAGAGGAGTGGCTTGAGAAGAATGATGAGCTGCAGGCTGACCAGAGTACTGTTCCTAACCAAGAAGAGTTTGAAGAAACTATAAAAAGTAAGTTTAAGTTACCTAAGTTTCTTGGAGGTGAGTAATGGTAACAGATACAGCAAAAGAGAAGATCAAGCATCATTTGTCCAAGCGTGGCAGAGGTGTAGGTATTCGTATAGGTGTCGAAACTACTGGATGCAACGGCTATGCTTATAAGCTAGAGTTTGCGGATACAGTTAATGAAGAGGACACTGTAAATAAGTACGATGATTTTTCAGTACTAATGGATCCAAAGGCCAGTGCCTTACTGGAAGGAATCACACTAGACTATCAGAAGCAGGGGCTTAATGAAGGTTTTGAGTTCATTAACCCGTTAGAGAAAGCGCGTTGTGGTTGTGGGAAAACTTTTTCAATATGATAACAGAAAACTTAAAAGCTCAAATCACCTCAGATGAAGGTGTAGTGTATGAAGTCTATAAAGATCATCTAGGCTATCCTACTTTCGGGGTTGGACACCTCATATTAAGGGTAGACCCAGAGTTCCACATGGAAGTAGGCGCTAGTGTATCTAAGGAAAGAGTCGAGGAATGTTTAGAGCGAGACTTACAGACAGCGTCTGATGAGTGTGTTATCCTCTACCCTTGGTTCGATAGCGCACCCCAAGAAGTGCGAGAGATACTGATCAACATGATGTTTAATATGGGCAGGCCACGCCTGTCGAAGTTCAAGAACTTCAGTCGGGCATTGTATGAACAAGACTGGAAACAAGCAGCAGTAGAGGGGCGGGATTCTCGTTGGCATAAGCAAGTCACAAATCGCGCTGAAAGATTAATGATTAGAATGGAGAACGTAGCCTAAGTGAAAGTACAATTAGTTTCTTTAAGTACACCATCAGCAATTACAGGGACACATGGAGCAGACGAGTTTGTAGCCTACTGTGCTAGAGTAAGTAACCCAGGGAACCAGAACAACCCCAAAACCGCAGCGGGGTTGCTCAAGTACCTAATCAAGAATGACCACTGGAGTCCCTTCGAAATGGTATCTATTACTATGGAGATCCAGACAACCAGAGACATCTCCCATCAGATAGTACGTCACCGTAGCTTTTCCTATCAGGAATTCAGCCAACGGTATGCAGTGTCGGACACATTTGAGACAAGGGAGACAAGACTGCAAGACCCTAAGAACCGGCAGAACAGTGTAGAAATTGACATCTCTAACATAGAGTCTAAGAAGCTGGCCGACCTTTGGTACTTGAAACAGCAGGAAGTTCTGCGGAAGTCAAGAGAAGTGTACGAGTGGGCTTTGGGACGTGGCATTGCAAAGGAGCAAGCACGAGCAGCTCTTCCCGAAGGGCTAACAGGTACTACACTGTACATGGCCGGAACTCTGCGTAGTTGGATACACTACTGCCAATTGCGGATGGCAAACGGCACACAGAAAGAGCACCAGGAGATAGCAGAATTGTGCTGGGATATAATAGGCACACACTTTCCGAGTGTAATAAAAGCCTTTGAGGATTAGCTTAATTAACGGTGTATTTGCCAACAAAGAGAAAGATTCGTAAACATACAAACATACGGAAAATAATCCTTGACAAATAAACAAAACTTCTGTATAATATCTTCTATAAATTAAAGTGTAACTTTTTAATTTTAAATTTTAACACACTTAAAAGGAAGTGCAATGGTAATGAAGTTGGATAATATACCGGAAAGTAAAGCAGAGCTAGAGTGGCTCTTAGAGGCTATTCCAGATCATGTAAGAAATAGCAGAGATATTAACTTAGGTGTTAGTGTACAGGAAGTTCTAGAGTTCATATGGAGGTATAAGACTCAAGTAGAAGTTCAAAAGCAGTTAGGTTTCTCTGCTCATAGTTCTCATATTTCAAAATTCATAGCTAAAGAAACAGGGTACGATGTTACAGATATTAGAGGAGCAGGAGCTGGTTGTCTCAAGGGTAAATTTCTCATACTTATTAAAAGTCTTATGAGAGAAGAGATGGACTGTAAACCAGAAGCCGTTCCCTCTGTAAAGAAGAAGACAGTAGCACGTTCCTCCTCAGATATCAGAGAAGAAGCCTGGGCTAAAAAGCTATTCGTAGTTCTTTCAGCTCAACCTTGGTGTACTCTTGAACGTACTGTAACAGACGCAGACACTTTAGCAGTAATAAAGCAACTAAACTTAGTTTAGTGAATATTTTTATACTAGACAAAGACTTAGAGAAGTGTGCAGAGTATCACGTAGATAAGCACATCGTAAAGATGCCGCTAGAAGCTGCGCAGATGCTCTGCACAAATCACTGGATAGAGAAATACATTGGGTTCGTTCCTAGAAAACTTACTAAGGAAGAGTGGGCAGTCGTTAAAGCAGCAAAAACAAACGCTATTAGAGACTTCCCTTATCTTCCTACTATGTATAATCATCCTTGTACCATTTGGGCTAGAACTTCTCTGGATAACTACGAGTGGTTATTCTGCTATGCCCTCACCCTCAACGACGAATACGGATATAGATACGGAAAATCACATAAATCGGTGCATGAAGTTATACTTAAACTACCATCACCAATTAGCTTACCACGAAGTGGACTCACTGATTTTGCTCAAGCCATGCCCGATGAGCTCAAAGGGAGAGACACAGTAGAAGCGTACCGTAAGTTTTACCATAAAGATAAAGCGACCTTTGCTTCCTGGAAGTATAGGGATAAGCCACCTTGGTGGTCTGAAGAAGAGGCAGAGTATGAGCAAAGAATCACACGGTAAGAAGTATGATAGTGGTAAGCCTAAACTCTATCTACTTCCCCCTAAGTCCATAAATGAAGTAGGAAAAGTACTTACATTTGGAGCAGAGAAGTACGACCCCCATAACTGGAGGAAAGTAGATGATCTACAGAATCGCTATAGTAGTGCAGCGTTGCGTCACATATTCGCTCACATAGATGGGGAAGACGCAGATGAAGAGACAGGACTGTCTCACCTAGCACATGCTATATGTTGTTTAATGTTTAAATTGGAGGATGAATTAATTGGCGAGAGTGAAGAAGAAGGATTACGAGAACCTGACTGCGCAAAATATAGAGAACGTGGTAGGCTTGTTATCAAAGAACGAGAAACCCATCACCAAAAAGGAGGCATGTGAAATACTAAATATCTCGTATAATACAGCGAGGTTGAATAAGATTATAGTAGAGTACCAAGAACGTAAAGCGTATGTAGCAGAACGGAAGGCCACGAATAAAGGAAAAAGAGCAGCATCGTACGAAATAACAGAAGCTATCACGTTTTATTTGCAGGGAGCATCTGTCTCCGAAATAGCAGCGGGGTTATATCGCTCGTCAGGCTTCGTGCGTGCTATACTCGATAGAGTAGGAGTACCACAACGACCTGTGAGCGTAGAAGAACGTACAGCGCCCTCTATTATCCCTGATAGCTGTGTGTCTACAGAGTTCTTTGCGGGAGAAAAGGTATGGTCAGCAGCTTACCACGCTCCTGCAATAGTTGATGAGGAAGTAGAAGTAAAGAACAAGTATGAAAGCAAGGGCTACAGAGTATATATCCTAGAGAAATCCGAGGAAACTGTAGGCGGCTTCTATGCGTATGTCCTAGCCTGTGAGCTGGGTAGGCTCTCTCACTTAGAGGAGCATGGAGTTAACTTAAGTAAGATATGAATGAATTAATGGCAGCCCTTAGAAGCGGAACCTGCTATATAAAGTATAAAAGTGTAACCTCGGATAGAGAGCACGAAGGACACTATACTTTGATAGGAGGTTATGACGCACCTAGTAATAACTACAGTGATAAACTGGTAGTAGTATCCACTAAGACAAAGATGTATGAAGACATCGTAAAGGATAGCATAATAGAATGGAAGAGTTCAGAGTAATAAAAACAATATTGATGTTGCTGTACCTCGAAGTAGGCCTACATATCACAGAAATTTTATTTGATATGCACCAGTCACGAATGTTTAATTGGCTACTATAGAAAAATAATTCTTGACAGAAATGTTATTTCGCGATATAATATCATTTCAAATTTAAGGAAACCGATGGGCGACCGATTTTACCAGCAGCAACTAGATAAGCTGGGCACTTGCCCAGGAATAAAAACTAAAACAAGGAACCGCAGAATGCCGTGGGATGACGACAAGAAAGCACAAGCAGTAGAAATGTATGAAGCACAAGCTCCAACTTCAGAAAACTCAATGGAGATTGTAAAAGAGATAGCTGATGAGTTAAATGAAAGCCCTAATGGGGTTCGCATGATTCTTAGCAAAGCTGGTGTCTATATCAAGAAAGCTCCAGCCGCAGCCGCATCTGGTGGTAACGCTAAAGCTCCTAGTACAAGAGTATCTAAGCAAGACGCCCAGGACGCACTTGTAGAAGCTATTAGAGCCGCAGAGAAAGAAGTGGACATGGATATCGTATCCAAGTTGACTGGCAAAGCTGCACAGTACTTCACCACACTAATCACAGACTAGTATCACCCGCCCCTTCGGGGGCACTACCACCCTTTAGAGTGTAGGAATGTAAAAGATTTTACCCACCTAAACCTAAGGAGTCTTAGTGAAAAAGGAAGAACTAGCCTCTCTTGTGACGGAGTATGGCGACGCTATCATTACTTATCGTAGTGAGAACTCAAAAAAACTAAAGTACAATGTTTGCACGTTGGACTTTAGTACGCCTTATATTCAGAGCAAGAAAAATAGAGCGAAAGAATCCAGCAGTACGTTACTACTGTTCTGTTGGGATACAGACTCATATCGTCTGTTGAAACCTTTTAATATCACAAGCGTAGTACCTTTATCATCCATCTTAAAGAATGACATATGATTGACTTAACAGAGCCTGTTGAGGTATATGAGCATGTAATTCATTATGATGAGGTGAAACAGGAGCAAGTTAGAGTCACTGTTAATACTTTTCGGGGGGTAGAATATCTACACGTTCGTAAGTACTACATGGACTTTACAGAGGAATGGAAGCCTACCCCAAAAGGAATAGCTTTCCCTCTTGACTTCAACAATTCTAAAGAGCTATTCCGCGCTTTAACAGAAATAATATCGTTAGCCGAGTCTCGCCAAATCATTGAAGAAAACTTCGGTGATCTCATTAGAGAGATTTATCCGGAAGATAGTCTGAAATAGTTCTTGACTTTTTCCCTATTCTTCTGTATAATATCTTTAAATAAATGAGAGAAAGAACAAATGAGCGACATCGGTGAAGACTACCGCAATAAGATAGCAAAACTCTACTACGAAGAAGGCACTAGCCCTCTCGATGACTATGAGTGGGATCTTCTTGATGACAATCAGACTGTAGGGTACACCCCTAGAGAGAGTATTAGGCATCTCTATCCGTTGTACTCCCTACAGAAATCTTTTTCTATGGAGGAAGTCACAGCTTGGATTGGGGATAACTATGTTATCGACACTGCCAAACTTGACGGTGCAGCCGTTTCTCTTTTTTATAACAATGGAGTACTCGTTCGAGCTACTAGCCGTGGTGACGGTGTTAAAGGTGTTGATATAACTAATAACATCAAACACTTAGTTGCCAATGAAATCAGTCGTCAAACCTTGATGCAGATTGACGGAGAAGTAATAGCTCCCAGCAGTATACCTAATGCCAGAAACTATGCAGCAGGTGCATTGAATCTGAAGTCTGAAGAAGAGTTCAAGCAACGAGTACCTAATCTATCGTTTGTAGCCCATGATATGCGGCCTAGCACTGGATTTAGGTACTGGTCAGAAGTTATGCAGCACTGCTCAGAAGTGCTGGGGTTTCATACTGACCTTTACTTTGATTGTACTGACTACCCCACAGACGGTGTAGTCTTCAGAATAGATAGCCTAAAAGTATGGAATGAGTGCGGCTTTACTGCACATCACCCACGGGGTTCAATTGCTTTCAAAGAGCAGAAAGCCGGAGTAGCTACTACTCTATTGGATGTTGTGTGGCAGACTGGTAAGTCTGGAGTAGTTACTCCAGTAGCTCTCCTAGAGCCTGTCATGATAGGTGAAGCAAAAGTTTCCAGAGCTACGTTGCATAATATGGAATATATCAACGAGCTAGGGCTAGAACTTGGCTGCGAAGTCGAGGTCATACGCAGTGGTGAAATTATCCCTCGTATAGTACGACGACTTAACTAAAAATAGTTCTTGACAATAACGTCAAAATTCTATATAATATACTTTCAATTCAAGAGGAGTCCCAATGCAAGCGATACTAGCCCCCACTACTTGTGGTTCATGCGGTACTGTTCTTGTGTGGAGAAATGATTTACTATTCTGTAATGAGCCATACTGTCCTGCTCAGATTAGTAAACAGATAGAGCATTTTGCTAAGACCTTGAAGATCAAAGGGTTAGGCCCTAAGACTATAGAAAAGCTGCATCTTTCATCAATACATGAAATTTACTCGCTTGACTATGATCTTACTATGCTAGCCCTATCTTCTAAGCCTCTTACAGAGAAGCTACTCATTGAGATTGATAATAGTAAGAAAGCAACACTAAACCAATTACTACCCGCTTTCAGTATACCCTTAGTAGGAAAGACTGCAACACAGAAATTGTCTGCAACTGTACTCAGTATCGCTGAGATTACACCAGATAAATGTCAAGAAGCAGGTCTGGGCGCTAAGACAACTGAAAGTTTGATGGATTGGTTAGAAGACGAGTGGCTCTTCGGTGATGTAGGAAAGCTACCGTTTTCTTTTGAGTTTGAGCAGAAAGCTCCACAACAGGAGGCACACGGTACAGTATGTATTAGTGGTAAACTAAAAAGTTTTCCTACTAAGAACGCTGCAACAGCCGCTCTCTGCTTACACGGTTATGATGTCAAAAGCAGCGTAACCAAGGATGTAACCATTCTAGTTAATGAGAGTGGCATAGAGAGTGCAAAAACAAAGAAAGCCAGAGACTCTGGCGTAACAATAGTAACCAATCTATTAAACTTTTTAGGAGAAGCAACCAATGGCAACACTGCCTAAGTGGACTGATGAGCGTACCGACACGCTTACTAATTTTGTCGGCGATGAGACACCTGTCTCTCAAGCCTCTGTAGCAGAAGCCGCAGAACAGCTTGAAACAACAACACGGTCAGTTTCTAGTAAACTGCGTAAAATGGGATTCGAAGTAGAGCTTGCCTCTGCGAAAGCCACACGCGCTTTCAGCGAGTCTCAAGAAGCTACTCTCTCGTCTTTTGTCGAAGACAACAGCGGCGAGTACACATACGCAGAGATCGCATCTCACTTTGAAGACGGGGCGTTTAGTCCTAAGTCTATCCAAGGTAAGATTCTGTCTATGGAACTTACTGACCACGTTAAGCCAGCTCCCAAAGTGGAGACTGTAAGGACTTATTCCCCAGCGGAAGAGAAGACCTTCGTATCTATGGTCAATGATGGCGCGTTTGTGGAAGCAATCGCAGAAACTTTAGACCGTACTGTGAACAGTGTTCGTGGCAAGGCTCTTAGCCTTCTTCGTTCTGGCGAAATTGAGGCCATTCCCCGTCAGGAATTCACTAAAGGTTCAGCTAAGGATGATCCTTTGGCCGACCTCGGTGATGTATCTGACATGACAGTTGAGTCGATTGCAGAGCAAATCGGTAAGACTGCCAGAGGCGTCAAAACTATGTTGACTCGTCGTGGTCTGACAGCGTCAGATTATGATGGAGCTGCAAAGAAAGAGAAAGCTGCTTCCTAGTAAGTAGTTAAGTCTGTGTAGTCAGGGCAAGGGGTTGTTCTGACTACATTTTTTTCATTCGGGGGATTCATTGAATATAGCTAGTGCTTTTATAAAGCAAGTTTTGGATGCGCGAGACTTCGAGTCTTGGTCATCCGTGCGTAAGCACTACTTGCCCGCAGCCTATCACAGATTGTTTTCTGAGATAGACAAGCACTGTGAAAAATTCCATGAACTCCCTACGTTTGAAGACCTCAAGTTTGAACTAAGAGACGGTGCGACTAAGGAACTACTATTTGCTGTTGATGCAGTGGAAGTAGATGCTGACGCGTACATGCTTCTTCAGTACCTAAAGAATGAGTACACTCAGAAAGAGATACTGAATTCCCTTGAGGACTATGTTGACCACTCTATATCCTTTGAGGATGCAGAGGAGTCAGTAGCACACCTACATCAGATCGTTCTTGATATCGAAGAAAAAGTAGAGCTTCAAGAACCGCAAGAGAGTATGCAACGTATTCCCTTGTTCGAACCTGATGAGGAGTTAGGAAAGTACCTACCTCTCGGCTTAAATACCGATAATGACTACGAAATCTCGTTCTCCCCCCGAGACTTGATTCTTGTAGGCGGTCGCCGAGGGGCAGGGAAATCTATTACTTGTTCAAACATTGCTAATAATGTCTATGAATCTGGTAAGTCTGCAATCTATTTCACTATTGAGATGGACAGTCGAGCAATCCTTCAGAGGTGTTGTTCTATTGCAACTGAAATACCTTTCTCACGCCTACGCGCTAAGAATCTTAACGTAACGGAATGGGAGAAGGTTGCTAGTTGGTGGGCTGGCCGATATCAAGACAGTCAAGAGCGACTGGCAGAGTATCAGGAACACCGAAACTTTGAGCAGTTCCACGATAAACTAAAGTCTACTTGCGAGTTACACCCCACTCAGCAGTTGGACGTGGTTTATGACCCCTCTCTTACTGTCTCTAAGATAAGAGCCGAGCTTGATAAGAAAGTTAAAAGTAAGATGGACGTTGGCGTAGTAATCGTTGACTACATTAATCAAGTTAAGCGGTCTAGTATGCCTTCTCGTGGAGGGCAGTATGACTGGACAGAGCAAATAGAAGTTAGCAAGGCTTTGAAGAGTATGGCGCAGGAATTTGAAACCCCAATATTCTCGCCCTATCAGACAGACGCTAGCGGTGAAGCTCGATTCGCAAAAGGTATTCTTGATGCTGCTGATGCAGCGTACTCTATGGAACCTTGGAGCCAAGAAGATGGTTGTATGACGTTTACTTGCGTAAAGATGAGAGCAGCCGCTATGCGTTCTTTTACTTCTACAATGGACTGGGAGACTCTGAAGATTGGCCCTGAGTCAGCTTTGACTCCAACAGAGAAAGAGGATAACGACCAAAAAACTGGAGAAGACATAGACGATCTCTAAAATAGTTCTTGACAGTCACCTTAAAATCTAGTATAATATACTTTCAAATTCAACGGAGCTGTCATGCCAATAATTGAGGGAAGTATGAATCATACCTATAGTGGTCGTAGAAAAAAGCGTATTATCCGTAGTAAGAAAGCAAAAGTTCAATTCTTTCAGTTAGACAGAGACGAGCCGATTATTAGAGAAACTCCTAATTATCCGTCTGCTCCCATGACTCCGTATCGTCCAGCAAAGGATGAAACCTACAAGCAGGAAGTATCGGCAGGCTACACCATCGCACCCGCGTACAATAAAGGCGCATATCAAGTAATCAGTGCAGAGAGTGTAGAAGATATAGGTAGATAGATGATACTAGGGTTTCTGTTAGTCGTCTTGATAGAAGGAACCCCTGCTGTAACCGAGGATATGTACTTCAACGATATAAATAGATGCAACTACTTTGCATATAAAGTACAGACGGGTAGCTTCAAGGATGATAAATATCCTTATTTGTACACCCAAAATATAATAACTGCTTATTGTCTACCTAAAATGGTAGAAGAGGACACCAAGTTCTGGGATTGACGCAATGGAGGATGATACCAAAGAAATTCTTGAGTGGTTGGATAAGCTACAAGGAGCCGACTACAGAAGGAAAGTAAGAGAGATGCTTGATCTTAACTTCGATGGTCAAGAAGAAGAATCAGATTATAAACCCCATGAGAGATAGTATTGGACATAGAAAGAATCTTAAAAGAGCATGACGTATACTTTATGCAGAAGGGTGCAGACTTTCTAGTAAAGTGTCTAAGCCCTGAGCATGAGGATAGAAATCCTAGTATGAGGATTGACCAGATTACTGGCATCTTTCAGTGCTTTTCGTGTGGATTTAAGGGTAACTTATTTAATCATTTTGGGGAAAGGGCAAATCAGCTACAACAACAGAGAGACCTTTTTAAGAAGAAGCTTACACAAAAGCGCTCCGAAAGTGTTGGTTTGTCCTTTCCCCAAAATACTTTGCCGTATGTAGGAAACTGGAGGGGTATACGTCCAGAAACTTATAGAAAGTTTGAAGCTTTCCAGCACGCTGCGGCAGATTATGTAGGTAGAATAGTATTTCCCATACGGGATATATCAGGTAATATAGTTGCGTTTCAAGGTAGGCATACCGGTAATGGTATACCTAAGTATAAGTTTACTCCCCCTGGGGCTAGACTACCTTTCTTTCCTATAGTAGAGTTTATACAAAGCTCTGTTATACTTGTAGAAGGTATCTACGATATGATAAACTTGCACGATAAAGGTTTGACTAATGCTGTATGTTGTTTTGGAACGAACAATTATAATGAGAGTAAGCTCTCAATGCTGCGTGTACAAGGCGCAGAGTATGTAGAAATATTCTTTGACGGGGATGACGCAGGTCAGACAGCGGCAGAGAAACTAAAGAGTGAGTGTGAGAAAGCTGGTCTCGTAGCTAGGAATATCCATTTCAAGGATACTGATCCTGGTGCACTTACTCAAACTTCAGTAGATAAATTAAGGAAGAAGTTATATGGCTAGAGTTGCCTTAGTAGAAACTAAAAAGGGTAGAACTGATTACAGACGAGAATTCGATGACGAGTTCGACTTTGATCAATATCAGCTATGCTCTGATCCAACTATCAAGAAAGTATTGAAGCGAGACTGTGATATTGATATAAACACAGACCACTACGACTGGGTTATACTAGTAGGTAGTGACGCGCTTAAGTACTTTACCAAAATTAATTCAGTAACGGAGTACTCCGGCAAGAAAGTAGAAAAGAAATTTTTACCTGTAATTAACCCTGCGATGCTCACATTCAAACCTGAGGCTCGTAAGACGTGGGAAACTTCTAAAGAAAGTATCATTAACCATATTAAAGGCTTAGTTGAGGAGGTAATAGTAGATGAAACAGTTGCTATCGGAATCGAAGATACTACCCAGTGTAACAGCTTTATACAAGCGGCTATTGACCATGAAACTACTTATGTGGCGCTCGATTCGGAGACGACTGGGTTATATCCTAGGGACGGCCATATACTCGGTATATCATTATGTTTTGATGGTGTCCAAGGTGCTTATATTAATACCGAGTGCTTTGATGAGACTACTGAAGCGTTACTGCAAGAACTATTTACTAAAAAGACAGTAATATTCCACAATGCAAAGTTCGACGTAGCGTTCTTTGAGTACCATTTTAACTTTAACTTTCCGTCTATAGAAGACACAATGTTGCTCCATTACCTCATAGACGAGAACCCTGGAGGGCACGGCCTTAAGCCTCTGTCTATCAAGTATACAGTCTATGGCGATTACGAGAAGCCAATGTACGAGTGGATGGATAACTATAGAAAAGAGCACGGCGTACTAAAGGCTGACTTCCAGTGGGCGTCTATTCCTTTTGACGTGATGAAAACATATGCGGCTATGGATGCTTTATGTACGTTCATTCTCTTTGAGAAGTTCGTAAAAATTAAGCAGAACCCCAAGCTCAAAAAAGTATATGACAACTTACTTATTCCAGGTACTAGGTTTCTTATAAGTGTACAAGATAATGGTGTGCCTTTCGATAGGAATAGGCTTCAGGTATCTCAAGACCTTATGCAAACGCAGATTGATGAAGCTATTAGTACACTATACAGTGACCCTGCAATTAACAAATTCGAGAAGATAAATGGAAAAGATTTTAATCCTAACAGCACTGTCCAGCTTCGTAGCCTCCTTTTTGATTTTCTCGGTCTACGTCCTACTGGTAAGAAAACAGGAACAGGAGCTAACTCAACGGATGCAGAAGTACTCGGCGAACTTGCATCCCAATCTGAAGTTCCTGGACTTATCCTTAACATACGTCAACGATCCAAAATTAAGAATACTTACTTGGACAAAATCATACCGCAGTTGGATAGAGATAGTCGGTTACGCACAGGCTTCAATCTCCACAGTACTACTAGTGGCCGTCTTAGCTCTAGTGGTAAACTTAATATGCAACAACTACCTAGGGATAACCCTATTGTAAAAGGTTGTATCAGAGCTGCGGAAGGCCATAAGATAGTAGCAATGGACTTAACAACTGCAGAAGTATATGTAGCTGCAGTTCTGGCAGAGGACAAGGCCCTTATAGAAGTATTTCGCTCAGGCGGTAACTTTCATAGTTCAATTGCAAAGACAGTATTCAAACTAAACTGTGAAGTAGAAGACGTTGCAAGTTTATTTTCAAAGGAACGACAGGCTGCTAAAGCTGTTACTTTTGGTATTATGTACGGCGCTGGCCCTAAGAAGATCAGTGAGCAAGTCACAAAAGACTCTGGCTCTTATTTTAGTCAGCAAGAAGCAAAAGAAGTTATTGATGATTACTTTCAGTCTTTCTTTCAACTAAAGAACTGGATACAGAATAATCATAAATTTATAGAGCAGAATGGCTTTGTATATAGTTTCTTTGGCCGAAAGAGGAGACTACCAAATGTCAAGTCGTCAGACGCGGGCATCAAAAGTCATAGCATTCGTTCTGGTCTTAACTTTCTGGTGCAGTCTACTGCTAGTGACATTAACCTTCTTGGGGCTATAGATATGCAAGCATACCTAAAAGCCACTAAGTCTAAAGCAAGAATCTTTGCTTTAGTGCACGACTCGATATTGGCGGAAGTACCAATCTCAGAGGTAGATGGATATTGTGAGCAATTAGAGCAATATGTACAAATGGACAGAGGAATATCAATTCCTGGAGCACCTGTAGGTTGTGACTTCGATGTTGGAGATGACTACTCTATGGGTAAATTCGAGAAACAATATGGAGGAACTTTGGGCATTTGCTAGCACGTTCTGGCAATGGAGTATACTAATCATACTGGTACTAACAGGCTTCTTAATCAATGTATTTGACAAAAGACCAAGAGAAAACAGAGTTAACTTCACATACGAGGATATGCCCAGTATGCGACCCTTGCCTATTAAAACAGGCGAGAAAGGCTTTTGGGGTGCTATTTGGATGTGGTTAACTGGAACAAGAAAGTGGGAACTAGCAGAAGACTTTAACTATACGCTTAATGATGATGCGTTTATAGTACCTAAAGGCTTTGTTTTTGATGGAGCTTCTGTCCCTAAGTTTCTTGCAATCTGGCTGTCCCCTGTAGGAGTTCTATTGATGGGCGGTCTTGTACATGACTACGGATATAAGTATTCTAGGTTAAAGAAGCGTAATAGTTCTGTACTTGAGCATGAGTGGCAAGACCAGAAGTACATGGATCAGTTGTTTAGAGATATATGTATAGAAGTGAATGGCTTTAGATTATTAAACTACTTAGCCTATTATGCACTTCGTATCTGCGGCTTTCTTGCTTGGAATAAACATAAGAAAAGCGGTAGTCACGATGAGCTATAGTAAACAAGTACTCGACCATTATCAAAACCCACGTAATGTGGGTAAGATGGAGATTACTGATAAGGTTGGCACAGGCATGGTGGGAGCACCAGCCTGTGGTGACGTTATGAGATTACAGATAGAAGTAGAGGACGGTATCATTACAGATGCTGTGTTCAAAACCTATGGGTGTGGTAGTGCTATTGCATCTTCTTCTCTTCTAACAGAGTGGGTAAAAGGGCGAACTTTAGAGTCTGCTAATAGTATAAAAAATGTAGAGATAGTAGAAGAGTTAGCCCTCCCTCCTGTAAAGATTCATTGTAGCGTACTTGCCGAAGACGCAATTAAAGCTGCAATCAAAGACTACAGAGGTAAGCACTAGGATGAACCTTCATGGCTGGCTTGCACAGCTCGTGAAGTGCCTTATGGGGCTGTCTTTTATATATCTTTTAACTGAAACCGCAGTACTAATGACCAATTAGGGGGTTCAATGACTTATAATATCAAGTGGACAAGTAAGGCAGGAAAAGACCTGTCTTACTCATATAGTTTAAATAGCAGCGTATACGGAATGGCTCAAGCACTAGAAAACGGTGGTTCTACCGATATAAAAATTTATAATAATGGAGTTTTAATTGATCATTACATACAGGGACGTTCAACACGTAACCTTCCCGGTATACCAGATCCCGTCAAGCAACTGGACTTATTCTGATGGACTACTTTTTGTAGATGATCTATTAGTAGATGATACTAACCAGCCAGGAGAAACTCTAGGCTTACGAAGACTACAAACTCCTTTCAGGGATATAATGCGTCTTAGTCGAGCTCTTATTAACCATGTAGGGGTTATAAAACAAACTAACAAAACTTTTATAGATTCAAGAGGCGTACCTTTCATATATGAGAAAACCCAGTTCTGTAAGTTAAAATACTACAAGATTCGTAGGGTTGAACATAGAGAGGTAGCTTCTTTACTGTGGGTGCATAAAGTTACTATTCCCTTCACAATTCCACGGCCTCCTTATGAGGGGAGGTCCTGGGCGGGAATACTACATCAAGGAGATGCACCTTGGATGTTGTACGAGTACGCCGAAGGGAAACTAAAGGACACTCGAAGAAAGGTATAGGAATTATATGGGTAACAAGCGTAAAACTTTAAACGGCTCAGGTCTTCAGCTAGAAGAGATAGAGCCTTTAACAAAGAATCAACTAATTGCATTCGAGTCTGAAAAGAATCTAGTGCTGCACGGAGTAGCAGGTACGGGTAAAACCTTTATCTCCTGCTACTTAGCATTTGATGATATGATTAAAGGACAGTATTCTAACTTAGTCTTAATCCGAAGTGCAGTACCAACAAGAGACATAGGGTTTCTACCTGGTAACGAAAAGGAGAAAGCCTCAGTTTATGAAGAACCGTATAAAGAAGTTGCAAATGAGTTATTTAATCGTGGAGACGCATATCAAATACTCAAGACTAAAGGTTTAGTACACTTTATGACTACATCGTACATACGAGGTATAACTTTGAAAGATTCTGTTATACTGATAGATGAGTGCCAGAACATGACCTTTCATGAGCTAGACTCAATTATCACCCGAGTGGGGCAGTACTGTAGAGTTATATTCTGTGGGGACTTTGAACAGTCTGACCTAAAGAATAATGGGCTAAAAGACTTTCTAAAGATATTAGAAACTATGGGAGCCTTTGATATGGTTAATTTTGAAGTAGGGGACATTGTCAGAAGTGACTTTGTAAAAGAATACTTAATCGCTAAGAAGGATATAGGACTATAAAAGCACTAATCAGCAATCGCATTTACCTTGAGGTAACGCAGGAATACAAGGAGTTTTTAAGCAAAGAACTTACCTATACTATTCCTTCGTTCAATCCGAAAGACCCTCCCTTTGTCATAAAGAATATGGCAAGGGTACGTGATACGCTGGTTAGTATACCAATAGGAAGAACGGATTTGATACCGTCTGACTACGAAGTAGTCGATAAGCGTATCAATATACCAGTAGACTTTCCTGAGTTTAAGTTACCACTACGACCAAGCCAGCAAGAGGTTTATGATGAGATCGAAGACAACTCTATAATTAACGCTTGGGTCAGTTGGGGAAAGACTTTTACAGGTCTTGCTATTGCTGGCAAGCTGGGACAGAAAACACTTATCATAGTTCACACAGTACCTCTAAGAAACCAGTGGGCAAAGGAAGTAGAAAAAGTATATGGAATTACTCCTGGTATCATAGGTAGTGGTAAGTTTGAAATTGATGCTCCAATTGTAATTGGGAATACCCAAAGTTTGTACCGGAATATTCTCAAGATAAATAAGCAGTTTGGCACCATCATACTAGATGAGATGCATCATGTCTCCTCTCCGACGTTTTCTAAAGTGATAGACACAAACTATGCTAGGTATAAGATAGGGCTGTCGGGAACTATTGAGAGAAAGGACGGTAAGCATGTTGTGTTCAGAGATTACTTTGGAAGTAAGGTGTTTAAGCCTCCCAAGGAGAACTATATGGTTCCCTCTATAACTATATACCCTTCGGATATACGGTTCATGGACGGGCAGCGGACTCCATGGGCTAACAAAGTAACTCAGCTATGTAACCAGGAGGAGTATAGACATAGTGTATCTCTCATAGCGGCAGCCTACGCTGCAAAGGGGCATAAGGTTCTGGTAGTATCTGATCGTGTACATTTTCTGAAAGCCTGTGCAGAGCTGACAGGAGACAGAGCAATATGTGTCACGGGAGATGTAGCGCACGAAGATAGGGAGACCCTCATAGACGAGATGCGTAGTGGGCGGAAGGACGTACTGTACGGAACTCAAGCTATATTCTCAGAAGGTATCTCAGTGGATAACCTGAGCTGTTTGATACTAGCGACTCCTGTTAATAATGAGCCTCTGCTCACTCAGCTAATAGGGCGTATCATACGCAAGAAGGAAAACAAAAAGCCACCTGTGGTTATAGATATACACTTAAAGGGGAATACTGCACGCCGGCAAGCTTCCAATAGGATGGGGTACTATATCAAAGAGGGGTATAAAATAAACCAACTATAAAAAAATAGTTCTTGACATTAGTGACATTTTAAGGTATAATATGCTCTTATATAATTGGAATAAAGTATTTAAAACTTGCAAAGCGAATCCACCCGAAATCATCCGAGTGTTCAAAATGTTAGTTGACAAGGATTTACCTTTAAATAAGTATGACCCTGTGTACAAGTACTCAAACATAGATTTTTCTGGGCAGAGCTTCTTAGTTCACCCTGACGTTCTACTATACCAACTATATAAATATTCTTACCGAGATGTTTGCATATACATCGCTTTTGCAGCTTTACGCTCATATGGCGAGTATCAAGCATCCGGTAAAATAACCTTGGATCTACTGCACTTGCAACTAGATCCTGAAATCTTTATAAACAATAATAGACTACTTTGGTTAGAAGGTGATGATATCCATTTCCTTCACGAAGAAGTCCCAATGGAGAAAAACTAGATATGGCTATATCATTTAACAAACAAAAAGGTTCTGCACAGAAAACTTCCATCAGTACTTTTCAGTACAAAGACGGTGACAACCGCATGCGTATTTGTGGCGATATTCTCGCTCGCTATGTGTACTGGGTGAAAGGTGAGAACGACAAGAACATTCCTCTGGAGTGTCTGTCTTTTGATCGAGATGCAGAAGCCTTTACAAATCAAGAAAAAGATTGGGTTCGTGAGTACTATCCCGACCTCAAGTGTGGCTGGAGCTACGCTACACAGTGTATTGACAACGGTGAAATCAAAGTTGTGAATCTCAAGAAGAAGCTCTGGGAATCAATTATCAGTGCCGCTGAAGACCTCGGCGATCCTACTGACCCAGTTACTGGTTGGGATATTATCTTCAAGCGAGTAAAGACTGGCCCTCTGCCCTATAATGTAGAGTACCAGCTTCAAGCTCTGAAGTGCAAGCCCAAAGCTCTCAGCGATGCTGACATGGCTCTAGTAGCTGAGATTAAGTCTATGGACGAAGTAATGTCTCGCCCGACTCCTGATGCTCAGAAAGAGTTGTTGGATCGTGTACGACAGGCTAGTACATCCGAAGTTGATGACACTCTTGAAGCAGAATTCAACGTAGGATGATTCTATTCACCGCAGACTGGCACTTGAAACTGGGACAGAAGAATGTCCCAGTTGACTGGGCAAGGAAAAGATATGAGTCTTTCTTTGCTCAAATTCACGAGATAGAGAACGAGTGTAGTATGCACATAATTGGGGGCGATCTCTTTGATCGTCTTCCAACTATGGAAGAGTTGGAGTTGTACTTCACATTCATAAGGCAAGTAGGAATACCTACTCTAATTTATGATGGGAACCACGAAGCCACTAAGAAGAACAAGACCTTTTTTAGTCAACTAAAGCAGGTGAGTAGGGATATCAATCCTTTTATTCACATTGTAGACCTGTCCTATGTGGACAAAGACAGAGGGTTCAATGTTCTACCTTACGCAGACTTACATAGAAAGAATAGTATAGAAGCCTTTAATAATCAGTGGCCTCTGTTTACTCATGTACGGGGAGAAATCCCACCGCATGTGAAGCCAGAAGTTGAGCTAGAAAGATTTGAAGACTTCCCTGTAGTATTTGCAGGAGACTTACACGCTCATAGTAATACGCAGCAAAACATTGTGTACCCAGGAAGTCCTATGACTACTTCGTTTCATAGAAACATAGTAGAGACAGGTTATTTACTAATAAATGACTTAGACTGGTCTTGGATGTGGGAGAGGTTTGAGCTGCCTCAATTGCTGAGAAAGACAGTGCAAGACCCAGATGATATGATACCTAGTGACTATCATCACACAATATATGAGCTGGAAGGGGATATACAAGACCTTTCAAAAGTTAAGAACTCTGAGTTGTTAGATAAGAAAGTAGTAAAACGTAGTACGGAAGCAACACTTGTTCTTACGAAAGAAATGAGTGTTGGAGATGAACTAGCCGAGTACTTAACTTACATTCTAGAACTCCCAAATGAAAAAATATCAAGTATTATAGGAACTTATAATGATTACTCTCAAACAGCTACAGTGGAATAATTGTTTTAGCTACGGCTCTGACAATACGTTACTACTTGATGAGAATACCGTAACTCAAATTATTGGAACAAATGGCACTGGAAAGTCGTCAATACCTTTAATCATTGAGGAAGCTCTGTATAATAAAAATTCAAAAGGCATAAAGAAAGCAGATATTCCTAATAGATATCAAGGTGACGGCTATAATATACAGCTTACCTTCACTAAGGACACGGATAACTATACAGTAAGTATAGATAGGAAGACCACAGTTAAGGTAAAGTTGGAAAAGAATGGTGAGGATATATCGAGCCATACTGCCACTAATACCTATAAGACGATACAGGAGATAATTGGAGTAGACTTCAAGACTTTCTCTCAGTTAGTATATCAAAGTACAAATGCAAGTTTACAGTTTTTAACTGCCACAGATACAAATCGTAAAAAGTTCTTGATTGATCTATTACACCTTGAAGGGTATGTAGAACTGTTCGAAGTATTCAAAGAAAGGTCTAAAGATATAACACAGGATATACTGGTAATCCAATCCGCCGTTAGTACAATAGAAAAATGGCTCTCAGATAATAAATTGAGTGATAGTAGTATACTTCCCATGTTAGATTTACGAATAAATACGGAAGAAGAAGAGAAAGAGTTCCGTCATCTTACGAAGGAGATTGAAAATATCTTAGAGCGTAACAAAAAAATCTCTAAGAATAATCAATTAATTGACTTACTGGCACAGATTGATTTAGAGGACGTACAAAATCCTTCTGTAACGGAACGGAAGTCGTATGATACACTACAGGAAGAAGTAGGAAACTTTACGCAAATCGCAGCGGGGTCAAAACGGCTCTTAACAAAGTTAAACCAATTAGGGGATACTTGCCCTACTTGCGAGCAGTCAGTAGACTCTGAGTTTGTAGAGGATTTAAAAAAGGAGGAGACTGATAAGATATCGGTATCGGAGAGAGAAATTGGGAAGATTGAAACAGAAATTAAAAGCATTAAAAGGGATAATAATGAGTTCACGCGTCTACAGACTCTTGAAGCGGATTGGAAAGAAATTTATCGCAGTGTGGATAGGAATCTTCCTACGTCTCTCTTGGATAAGAACGAGCTTGCGGCACGGTTGGAGAGCGTTCGAGCTGAGCTACTTCAACGCAAGGAGCAGTTGGAGCGCACAGCAAAGGAGAATGAAAAAAGAACAAAGCACAATACCAGAATCCAAGTAATACAGGAGCAGACTGAGGGGTTTCTAAGCCAGCTTTCTGAAATGCAAGAGAGCTTAGACACACAGCAAGCTCTTGCCTCAAATTTGGATATATTGAAGAAAGCATTTAGTACTAATGGACTTCTTGCTTACAAGATTGAAAACCTTGTAAAAGAATTGGAAGAGATGGCGAATACTTATCTAGCAGAGCTATCTGATGGTAGGTTTACTTTAGAGTTTGTAGTATCAAATGATAAGCTAAATGTACAAGTTACAGACGACGGCAAAATAGTAGATATTCTCGCACTTTCTTCAGGAGAGCTAGCCAGAGTAAACACAGCGACTCTTATAGCTATTCGTAAGCTAATGAGTAGTATATCTAAGTCCAAGTTAAACATACTTTTCTTAGATGAAGTTATTGCAGTATTAGACGACACGGGTCGCGAGAAGCTGGTAGAGGTTCTTATCGAAGAAGATTTGAATACATACATAGTATCTCACGGCTGGACTCATCCACTCCTCGATAAGATCGAAGTAGTGAAAGAAGAAAATATCAGTAGATTGGAGTAAAATGGTTGACAGTAGAGCAAAGGGAGCTAGAGGAGAGTATCTAGTACGCGACTTATTACGAGATCATACTAATCTTCAGTTCGAAAGAGTACCAATGTCAGGTGCTTTGGAATACTTAAAAGGAGATTTATATGTTCCAAATGAGAAAAACTTTTTTTGTATAGAAGTAAAAAATTATGCTGAGTCACCGCTCACTGATAAAATACTTACGCAGAAGAAGACAAATCATCTAACTCAGTGGTGGAAAAAGTTACTTATACAGGCAGAAGGAGGGGGCCAAAAGCCCCTTCTCTTCTTTAAGTATAACAGATCAAAGGTATATGTAGGTACGGCAGTATGTCCTCTACACATATCTTATCTGTATGTAAGTGACTTAGACTGCTACGTTTCTCTTGCAGAAGAGTGGTTAGATAAAGAAAAGGTAGAATTTATAAATGGCAATTAGTTTTAACGACCAGAGAAAGACGGGTACACTTGTAGTAGACGCTCTTAACTTAGCATTTCGTTGGAAGCACGCAGGAAGGTCAGACTTTAGGTACGACTATATTAAGACAGTACAGTCGTTTGCTGACTCATACAAGTGTAAAGATATAATTATTACAGCAGACGGAGGTGCCTCTAGCTACAGAAAGGGCATACGATCTGACTATAAAGGGAACAGGAAAGAGAAGTACGCAACCCAGACGGAAGAAGAAAAAATTGCGTTTGAAGAGTTCTTTGAAGAGTACCAAGCTACTTTAGATATGATAGAGTGGCCTGTGTTACAGTACGCTGGAGTAGAGGCTGATGATATAGCAGCACATCTAGTAAAGAACAAAGAGGAGTTTGGGTTCGAGAATATGTGGTTAATCTCTAGTGATAGAGACTGGGATCTACTTATACAAGAGGGTGTAAATAGGTTCTCATATGTAAACAGAAAAGAAGTAACTATAAACAATTGGTACGATCATTATGAAGTTACTCCAGAGGAGTTCATCTCTCTCAAGTGCTTAACGGGAGATAAGGGCGATAACGTTCCTGGTATTCCTGGCATTGGCCCAAAGAGAGCTTATGGACTTATAAAAGAGTATGGAGATGCCTTCAGTATATACGACGCAGCACCTATTGCAGGCAAGTATAAATATATAGAGTCTCTCAATGAGAACTATGAACAGATATTACAGAACTACGAATTAATGGATTTGATTACTTACTGTGATGAAGCTATCGGTAAAAATAATGTTGCCGAGATAAAGGAGAGGTTTGCGTGTTAATAAATTATGATAGAGATAATTATCTATCGGAGTTCAGTCATAAAACTTTACAGGACAGGTACTTAATAGAGGGTGAAACTTCTCCTCAAGACGCGTTTGCAAGAGCTGCTAAGGCTTTTTCAGATGATGATGCTCATGCACAGAGGCTATACGATTATGCTAGTAAACTTTGGTTCATGTTTTCTACTCCTATACTTTCTAATGGTGGGACATCCCGTGGGCTGCCTATTAGTTGCTTTCTTAATTATGTTGAGGACAGCAGACAAGGACTTACCGGGCATTACACTGAGAATGCCTTCTTATCTAGTGTGGGTGGTGGCGTTGGGGGCTCTTGGAGCGCTGTACGCTCAGTAGGGTCTACAACATCTAATGGATCAGAAAGTACTGGTGTTATACCATTCATGAAAGTAGTGGACGCTGAGATGTTAGCATTTTCTCAGGGAGTTACAAGACGAGGTAGTTATGCAGCATATTTGGACATATCACATCCAGAAGTTGAAGAGTTTCTGGATGTTCGCAAGCCTACAGGCGGCGATGTTAACCGAAAATCAGTTAATTTACATCATGGTGTCCTTATTGATGATAGATTCATGGATATCATAGAGCAGGCTACGCGAGTAGAAGGCTTTGATGACTCTTGGGACTTGATTGACCCACATAGTAAGAAAGTTATTAAGACTGTGTCTGCTAAAACTCTATGGGTGAAGCTCATACAGAACCGAGTTGAGACAGGCGAACCGTACATTATGTTTAAAGACACTGTACAAGCTGCGTTACCTCAGTTCCAGAAAGACTTAGGGCTGCAGGTAAATCACTCTAACTTATGTTCTGAGATTACGCTTGCAACAAACGCGAATCGTACAGCAGTATGTTGTCTATCTAGTGTAAACTTGGAAGAGTATGATGAGTGGAAAGATAATCCACAGTTTATAAATGATCTAGTAAGAATGCTAGATAATGTGATAACTCATTTTTGCGATGCTGCCCCTGCACAGCTATATAGAGCAGTAGCAAGTGCAAAAGCAGAAAGAAGTATAGGTCTGGGGGCTATGGGCTTTCATGCTTATTTACAACGCCACAACATTCCTTTTGAGAGTGCGATGGCAAAAAGCAGGAACAATAAAATGTTCGGCTTTATAAAAGGAGAGGCTGAAAATGCTACAAGAGAACTGGCTGTGGAACGTGGTCCGTGCCCTGATGGGGCTAGTGCTGGGGTTCGGAATGCTCATCTGTTGGCTGTGGCTCCTAATGCTAGCAGCAGTATTATTTGTGGTAATACTTCTCCCAGTATTGAGCCTTACAGGGCTAACGCATTTACTCAAAAAACTAAATCTGGATCTTCCTTATTGAAGAACGAGTACTTAGAACATGCTCTACAAGAGATAGGGCAGGACACGGATGACGTTTGGAAAAGTATTATTACGAACGGAGGCTCAGTTCAACACTTAGAGTTTCTCGATGATTATACAAAGGACGTATTCAAGACTGCTGTAGAGATAGACCAACGTTGGGTTATCGAGATGGCAGCGGACAGACAGGAGAAGATATGCCAGAGCCAGTCTCTAAATATATTCTTTCCGTCTAACGTATCAAAACAGGAACTCCACGCTATTCACATGATGGCTTGGAAAAAGAAAGTAAAAACTTTATACTATCTAAGAAGTGAGGCATCAAAGCGCGCAGAGACGGTTTCCGATGAAGCGCTACGTCAGTACATATTTGACAGTATAGACGACGAAGGCTGTTTAGCTTGTGAAGGGTAAAGTCTGGTTAATTTGGAAGTATACTATTGGCAGTTTCAGTGATGATAAGACACTAGAGTATGACAATATTATTGCAGGTATTAGAAGTATAATAGTAATAATAAATGTTGTAACCTGTTTGTTTATCACATCAAACATAGTACATAATTGGTGAAAAATGAGTGATTTATTAGTAGAAAGAGAGTATTATAAGCCTTTTAATTACCCTTGGGCATTTGAGTATTATAAGCAACAGCAGCACATGCACTGGTTACCTGATGAAGTTAACCTTGCAGACGATCTGCGTGACTATAGAGAAAAAATGACTGAAGGTAACAAAAGGTTACTAGGACAGATTTTTAGGTTTTTTACACAGGCTGATGTAGATGTATGCTGTGGATATGCAAAGCACTATCTACCTACATTTAAGCAACCTGAAGTAAGAATGATGCTATCCGCTTTTGCAGCAATGGAAGCAGTGCATCAAGAAGCGTATTCGTTGTTGCTGGAGACCCTAGGTTTCCGCGATGATGAGTATCAGAAGTTTTTCGAACATAAAGAAATGTTGGATAAACATGAGTACTTGGGAAATTTTGGTATGGAAACTCCGATGGATATCGCTAAGACACTGGCTATCTATTCAGGGTTTACCGAGGGAGTTCAGCTATTTAGTAGTTTTGCTATCTTGTTGAACTTTCCGAGACATAACCTTATGAAAGGTATGGGTCAAATCGTCACATGGTCTGTACGAGATGAAACTTTGCATGTTGAAGGAATGTCACATCTGTTCCGAGCATTTGTAAAGGAGAACCCTGACATATGGAATGATGATCTAAAGTATGAAATTTATTGTGCAGCAGAGCGCACAGTCGAACTAGAAGATGCTTTTATTGATTTGTGTTTTGAAGGTGCGGAAGTACCCAATCTAACACCTGATGAGATAAAAGGCTATATTCGTTATATTGCAGATCGCAGACTATTAGGACTGGGACTAAAGAAAATATTTAAGAGTACAGAGAACCCGTTAGGCTGGTTGGATTACATGCTCAACGGGGTTGAACACACTAACTTCTTCGAGAATAGGTCTACAGAATATTCGAGAGCAAGTACAACTGGTAACTGGCAGGATATCTTTAAATGAAATTTGAACTAAGTATAGAAGAAGTAAACATTGTTCTACAGGGTTTAGGAGAAGTTCCTGCTAAGCTCAGTATGAACGTAATTAAAATAGTACAAGACCAAGCGGCTGCGCAAATGCAGCCTACCGTAGGAGAAGCACCACTTGAAGATTAAGATAGTAACGTGTCTACTTGCCATTCTTATACTAGGAATGAGCGCACGAGCGGCAGCAATGGAAGAAATAGTAGTACTAGGAGACCTAGGCAGCTTGCCAGGGGAGAGTGTAAAGTCAGTATTTGGCTTTAACAAATCCCTATTACAGACTCCCCGTTCTGCCTCCACTATCTCGGAAGAGATGATGGAAAGGTTTAACATGCATGATATTGATGAGTTAATTGCCTTAGCACCCGGTAGTTTTACGCAGTCTTTTTTCGGAGTAGCAGGAGGTCTTGATGTTAGAGGGACTCCTGGAGAAACTTACTTTAGGGGTGTTAGACGTCTTGACAACCCAGGTAACTATCCAACTCCTATAGGTGCGTCCGATAGAGTCGACATAGTAAGAGGTCCAGCATCTCCTATCTATGGCCCCTCTAAGATCGGAGGTTATCTAAACTTTAACCCTAAGTCTGCACGAATTGAAGAAACTGGTCAGTTCATAACGGAGACAGAGGGTGCTATATCCTACACAACTGGAAGCTGGGGCAAGAGTACGCTAACAGCAGAAGTTGGAGGTCCAGCCACTGTTTTTGGTAAAGACCTAGGATACTATGTGTATACTGAGCTAGAAGACTCTGATAGTTATTATGATAACTCAGGAGTGGAGCAAAATCTTTTCCAGACTTCTTTCGATATGGATATCACGGATAATGTTAGAATACAGTTCGGAGGAATGTATCATGACTATTCGGGTAATCAGATAGCGGGTTGGAATAGAGTTACACAGGATTTGATTGATGATGGAACATACATCACGGGGTCTCCCGCCTCATTAGATATTAATGGAGATGGTAGAGTATCTCATCAAGAGTACGATACTGATGGAGATGGTTTCACTAACTACAATCCTTTTAGGTTTGATTTCTTAAGTGGTGCTCCAGGGGGGGCTCTTACAGCGGGGTCGAACGAGACCTTAGCAGACTTAGAAGTATTTGTAGGTGATCTATCCTATATGGCACTCATAAATCCCGGGCTTACTAAGCTGGATGGAAGTAATGTTCTAGTAGACCCAGAAGATGTCCTAGAGAATCAAGTAACTACGTTGTACTTTGACGTAATTATTGCACTCGGGAGTGACTGGGAGCTGAAGAACCAACTGTTCTTTGAAGAATACGATAACATTAATGAAAATGCATATGGTTTCTCACAATTTCATAAGAGTTGGGTAGTAGAGGATAAAATCATACTATCTAAGACATATGACTTTGAGAGCATGTCCGCATCTTTTCAAGTATCTCCGTCTATACGCCACACTGATTTCGAACACGGTGATGACTATACAAATGAGTACTTTGGAAGACGCGACCTCAGCCAGCCTGCTAATACAGCAGTTGCAAAACGATTGTTATCCACCAAAATTGATACTGATTACACAGAGTATTACATTGGTGAATACACAAACTTAGGATTTGCCGTAATGACAGATTTGGTTTGGAACAATGGTTTAGGCATTCTCGCAGGTGTACGGTATGACACAATTGATATGGAAAGCAGCCAGCCAGAGGGACAACTTCTCTTTGCTAGTTCTAATAACTTCTGCCCAGTTGCAGGTTGTGCGGACTTAGATGCCAAAGATACAGTTGATGGAATATCGTGGACTGCTAGTATTAGTTACGATTCTCCAATAGGGCTAATTCCTTACATCACAGCCTCTACACAGTCAACTATGATTGTTGGGCAGGGCGCAGAAGTCACCGTTAAAAATATTCTGAAAGGAAGAGCTTTTGACGAGTCAGAACTGCTGGAAGTAGGGATAAAAGGAAGCTTTCTAGATGATAGTCTCTACTTTGCTATTTCTAACTATAGGCAGGAACGTACTGATTTTTCCGCGCAAGCAATTGTAACGAATCAGGCCACAGAGACTAAGGGTACAGAAGTAGAAGTACGATGGGTTGCTACTGATAAGCTACTGCTAACGCTGGGCTACTCAAATATCAAAGTAGTAAATATAAATACTTTGGATGATGGGTATCGTTACAGTTTCATTGGGTGTGAAGACTTACCGAATATTCCATGTAGTGCGCTGTTAGGCGGACAACTTGGTGGTAATGTCTCTGTAGGAGATAGCGGAGCCA